ATGGCCCTACGCTCTAGGCGCAATCTCTGTTGTTTTTCTAGCGTGGATTCTTTATGGGTCTGTAATAAGCTGTTTTCAGGCTTAATCTTTTCTTTAGTAAACATATTATTTCCTCATGTAATCGGGCGGTAGTGAGAAGTAGCGGTCACCAAACTTCATTACTTGGTAGCCCCTATCTTGTTCGCCTTGTACGCCCATCTGAAATGTAGGGTGTGCCGCACCTTTTAGCATCATGTAAGAGTTTTCGGGCAGGTTGTAGTCCATACGGTACTGCATAGGTGTTGGGGCTACTGAACCATAGTGGCCTTGGTTTTCACCGCCTTCTTGCTGGGGTTTCATCCCTGCAGCATGGGCGGTATCGTAATCATATTCAGCACCATGAGGTTCAAATTGACGCAATATAGCGGCTAACTTCTGACTAACCATTACATATCCTTCATCTTAGAAGCAATCATCTCTCTACGAGTAGGTTTAGCAGTTTTAGCAGATTCTTTAAAGTCTTTAGCGGATGGTGCGCCTTCGCTACCTACCTTACGCATCTTCTCGCCTGATCCAGCCTTAATGCGTTCCCGCTTGGCGTGAATGTTTGCGTATAGTCCTTGTTTAGCCACAGTTCCATCTCCTCATGCTTGCTTTTGCTCGTTCAGCGTTCTTGCTGTTCTTTACTACCCCACCCATTCTTGCACAAAAACTAGCTTTTCTGCCTTTGTCGGCATCGGTCTTAGGATTCGGGGCTGGGGCTTTTAGGTTAGCGTTGTTCTTACGGTTATACGCTTCACGCCCCTTGGCGGTCATGCCTGCGCCTTGATCTGTGGGAAGGTAGTTCTTATCCTTACCCGTTGTTGTTCTAGGAATGGGTTTATCGTGCTTTTCTACTGCTGCACGAATGTCATCCCTTCGACTCACGCCTTTTCCTCAATATACTTGGCGTAAGCATCCTCAAGCTTGGCTTTACGGCTACCTTTAGAGTTTTCACGCTCAACGCTTAAGGCAATTGCTACGGCCTGTTTTTTTGGCTTTCCTGCCTTCATTTCGGTCTTGATGTTCTTACCGATTGCTTCTGCGCTACCTGATTTATCGAGTGGCATAAATATCCTTTTATTTCAAGAACTTAAGTTTATAAGTTGTGGAATTGATAAGGTCTGCAATCTCATCAATAATATTTTGTAGTTCGCTGTCTTGTGGCAAGTCTTGGCGGGCTTCTTTAACAAAACTCTGCAGGGATTCCATGTAGCGAATTGGGTCTTTAGGCTGGTGGTACACGCTTGGAAAGGCGTTAAATTTACCGTATTTGCCCATATAAGATTCGGCAAAGGTGTCTGTTAATCCAACAATACCATCGTAGTATTTAGCTAAAGCCTTATGTTTTGCGTAGGAATCGGTTGACCAATGAAAGAAATGCGTGTTGGTCGCAGAATGTAGCATTGTTGCTAGGAATAATGCACAGTTTTCCATACAAATCCTTATGTAATGGGTGTAGTTTCCTCTATTTTATCAATAACTACAAGACAACCGCCACCTTTTTTTATTGCGCCACGCTGAACAATTAGGGTGTCAATCTGTTCATCGTTATCAAATACACCAGCATCGGCTAGGGCATCCCAAAGGGCTTTAATTCGGTTATCAATATCTTGCTTGCGTCTGTCTTTTGGGTACAGGGTGACCTGCATTTCTAAGCGGGCTGTGCCTAATTTGGGAACTTTCCACTCCACCACATAATCGCTGACTTGGGCTTTAAACTCCTTGCCTGCCTTGCTTACGAATCGCCTGTGTCCATGACTCCCCCAGTAATGATTGACGGATGGGGGTAGGGGTAGGTTTAGAATCAACATTAAGAGAGTTTAACAATTCCACGGTGTCTTGGGTCATTTGTTCAAAACTTGGTATATAAAAACCCCGACTCGAATAAGAGGGCAATCGTTTTTCGGTGCGCTTCTTCCCACCGTTCCACTCTCTCTGTTTTGCTAAGTGTTGCACCTTGGTCGATTTCTGTGTGACAGGTAAAGCAAAGTGATGCGATTCTGTAGTCTGACGATTTGATGCCACGGCCTTTTCCGTCCCTTAGTTGATTTGAGTGTGCGGCAACGACTGTGCCATCGATAGTCCCGCAATGCTGGCAGGGAAATCGCCTAACAATCTCTAATAGGCTTTTATTGCGATACATGGTCTACGCTGTGCTGTTCTAGCTTTTCAGCGGATTCTGAAATATCTATGGCAATCTCCATCATTTGTGTGGCGTTGTTGACTTTAAGGGCATCGTCATACATACGGATTAGCTTCTTTAACACGGCAAACTCATCACATAGGGCTATCATTTTAATATCCGATCTTGGTTACGGTTAGATACTTCTAAGGTCTGCCATGTAGCGTGGCGTAGTCTTGCGGCTTCTAGTTCCCATTTTAGCTTCTCAGCGTTCTCGGTCGCTACCCCAATAGCCTTGCATAAGTCTTGGTAGTCTTGACTAGCGTAGGCTTCTCGTTCCTGCGCCCCAATGGTCTGCTCACCTGACTTCTGCATCATTATGGCTTTAAGACTGCTTTTAAAGCATTCTAGCTGGGCTAACTCACCCTTGGCAGATGCGTACTTACCAGCGTTTTCAAGGATAAAGTCTATACATTTATTCGGGTCTATTTCTCGCATACAGTTCCTTTATTCGTTTTTTTACATCTGCTTCTGTGTCTTTATTGCGCTCGATTAATTCTTTGACCATATCCCAATTACGGTAACGCTGGGCTATGGCTATGTAGGATTGGGCCAAATACTCGATCCTTTGCTTATAGCTGTTCATCTAATTGCTTAATCTTTTGGCTAATCCTTGCCCGCCATGCTTGCCAAGTTTCTCCACCGTAAGCTGGGCAACCTACCTCTTGGGCTTTACGGGCGGTCAGTTCCTCAGTCGAGTACCACGGTAGTTCGGGCTTTTTATTGGGTTCTAGGTCAATCTCGTCAGTCCAGCGTTCTTGGTTCAAAAATGTGGCGGGATACGGTATATAGTCTTTTTGGGTTTCCTTGATCTTCCAGTATTTGAGGTAGTTTGGCAGGGCTTCAAGGCATTCTTTTTGCTGTGTAGGGGTAAGCCTGTTCCAGCTACGCTCGGCCTCTTTGCGCCCCATTTTGCGGGGGTATAAGGAGTAAAAGTCTTGAAAGCTCATTAATCCATCCAAAAATAAAGAAAAGCGGCAATTATCATAACTGCTGAAAAGATGATAAATGTCGCTATTGCAAACACGGTCATTATGGTTTCAACCATCAATACTCCAAACCAGCGCAATCCATCATATTGCATTGGTTTGCAATAAACAAAGTTCTAAGGGCCTGCAACGCTTTGCGTAGCTGGTACTTGTTAGGTTCGGTGCTTTCCGCTTCTTTAATGATTAGGTAAAGCAAACCGAAAACTTCGTCTTGGTCGTTATAGGCTTGGTACAAAGCCGATTCCAAGATGCAAACTTTGCGCTCTAGTTCCTGAACTTTGGTAAGCGGTTTTGGTTTTTTTGGGGTTTTTTTTGCGGTCATTTTTATCTTTCAAAAAGAAATAGCCCCCGTAAGGGCTAGTTAGTTAGTCTGCTCTTGAGTTGTACCAACAATCAATACCGTTTTCTTTTAATACGCCAGCAAATGCGCTAGCACCGACTTCTAATACATTCATACATTGGGTCATGTTATTGGTGCAACGCCATATCTGCCAGCCTTTTTGCCAATGTTTGCTACCGATATTGTTCTTTTTGCACCAGTTTACGAATGGGCTACGACCGTTAGGTATTTCTACCCATGCAAAACCGCAGTAATTATCTTCACCAACGGTTTCTATGTAATCTGATTCGGCTTTTTGACCAGCAGCTAGGGCTTGATCGTATATTGCTTGGAAATCTATTGTTTGCTTTTTCATATCTATCTCACCTTTAAAGGTAGCCCCCGTAGGGGCTGGTTAATTATCTGTCGTATTTGTTTGTGTAATCAAAACGGTCTGATTGGCGTTGATCTTCTTGATAAATCAAGCGGGCGTGTTCTGCACTTTTGGCTTGGTAATCTGCACAAATTGGGAACTCATCGCCATTAGCTAATACGCCAATCCAAGCACCGCTAACAGTAGCTTTGATGCGTGGGTTGTAGCGTTCTTCTTGTTTGTAAATTTCGACTAATTTCATTTTATTGCTCCTTTTTCTATCTCACTCGGTATTGAGTAACGCTATTATCTTAAGTAATCTTAACTTTAGCAATATTTTTTTTATAAGGAAAACCCTGATATGTTGTTTTTTAGTCATAAGTTCCCCAAAGGTGATAGCACCCCATCCATTCAAGAAGTTGATCTTGAACTAATGCTCCCGAAGGTAGTGTTCATTCGATACAAGGTTGTCTATCACCATTGTCCTTGTAACTTGTGTAGTACCCACTCAAGTCTACGGGGCTTGCTGTCAGGTGTAAACCAGCCCATCTTTTCTTTCCAGCGGGCGATTTAACCCCATTTCTATCGTGAGAAGTACGGCAGAAATAGAAAAACCCTTTGGGACTGATCTATGGTGAAGTTGCTTAATAAATGCCTCTAAACCATTTACTAAACACACAGATCAGACCAAAAGGGTCTCGTGCTTAGAGGTAACTACAAAACAGACTTCACTCTGCCCCTCAATTATGCACCATTATTCTAATTCAGGCCAAATTAATTTATAGCTATTTGGAAATAGGGTTTTTCGGGTGATTAACCCATGACTTTCTTTTTCTAAAGTCGCAGCCAAAATGACCATTTTATCAATCGGTATATCGCTTTTTTGCCACATAGATACGGCAGGAACGCTTACGCCTACTAGCTTTGAGATGCGAGTAGGGCCACCGAGAAGTTTAATTAGTGTCGCTGCGTTCATTAATTTATCTTAACATTTTACCAACATATTTACAAATAGTTGTTGCTTTATAAATTAAGCTGGCTTAAAATTGTGGTACGGTATGTACCGTGTTAATAGGAGAACTCTTATGAGTGAAATAGAATCGCAAACCAATGACTTACTACAGCTTCAAGGCGAACTTGAACGCATCTTTGCTGTGCTAGAAGGTGGCGCAGACTTATCTAAGGAACAAATTGACTTACTGCGCTATGGCTGTGGCTTTGCGCCAGTTAACCGTCAGCGTGACTTCTTACAAGGTGTATTTAACGATTTAAACCCATACGGGAGAACAATATGATTATTTCTGATACTCAGCGAGATTTTAAAATAGCCCCTGCTGGCTTGCACATGGCCCGTCTTTATTCCGTTATCGACCTCGGTCACCAAGCTACCGAATGGGCTGGGGAAACCAAGATCATGCATAAGGTCGTATTGACTTGGGAACTGCACGGGGATGATGAGGATGGCAAACCATTACAGACAGACGATGGCAAGCCGTTAATCGTATCTAAGCGATATACCGTTAGCCTTGGGGATCAGGCCCGTTTGCGCCAAGACTTAGAGGCGTGGTCGAATAAAAAAATGACTACCGAGGATCGTAAAAATTTTGACCTCAAGAACCTTTTGGGTAAGTTTTGCATGGTCAATATTACGCACTCTGAGGATGGTAAGTACGCTAATATTTCAGGTATCAGCCCCGTACCTTCTGCCTTGCGTAACGCCCAGCCTGAAGGCATCAACCCCACCAAAATCTTTTGGTTGCAAAGTTTTAAACAAGAAGAATACGATGCGCTACCTAAGTACTATAAGGAAAAAATAGCGGAAAGTAGTGAGTGGCGGGGTCAACAGGAGCGTGAAAAGAATGCTCCTAAGATTCAAGATGATGATTTATCCGACATACCTTTTTAAGGCAAATATGATAGTTAAGGAGAAACTAAGTGAATCAGGTCATTGGTACAAGAAGGATGGTAGTCCTGCCTACACAACCCTCGGCAAAACTGGGGAACGGGCAACAACGCTCCGTGACGCACGGAAGCTCGGACTTTTGCCAAGTGTTACAACAATTAACGGAATGCTATCGAAAGCAGGGCTTGATACATGGAAGCAACAACAAGTCCTCTTAGCCGCATTGACTTTGCCTAGATTGCCTGACGAACCCGAATCAGACTGGTTAGCTAGGGTGATGCAAGATAGTAAAGCGCAGGGTCGAGAAGCGGCAGAACGAGGTACTGCAATCCACGCCATTATCCAATCGTGGTTTGAGGGGGTCTATATGCCCGAAAAACCCCCTTACATTAATACCATCATAGAAACCCTAGAGAATGCCTTTGGAAGCCAGCTATGGCTCTCAGAGAAGTCTTTTGCCCATCCGCTAGGGTATGGTGGTAAATGTGATTTGATGGCTAGGGCGGGCTTTATAGTCGATTTTAAGACTAAAGATACCGACTTGGATAAGGTGGATGTGTACTTTGAGCATGAGATGCAGTTAGCCGCCTACCGAGAGGGTCTAGGAGTACCAACGGCTAGGTGCGCTATCGTCTTTGTCAACGGTACGACCGATCAGGTCAAACTCATTGAAATTGAGCAGGATCGGCTTCAAAAGGGCTGGGAGTGCTTTGAGCATTTACTGCGGGTTTATCAAATAAAGAACGGCTTATAATTAAAGTTCCTTCACGGGAACGGGGGAAAGCGGATTTGGCTTCACATATCTAGGCCCGCAAGTACCCCACTTTTTAAGGGCGTTAAGCCGTCAAAATAGGATGCAGTAATTAGGGAGTTTTGCGGCTTTCTGCCCTATTGATCGTAACTGCCAAATATTGCCCTGTTTTCTAAGGGTATATCCCTATAAAATATCTTGCATTATTAAGATTACTTAACTTATAATTGTCTTACTCAATGTTGAGTGAGATAGATAAGGAGAATCAAATGCAAGTATTAGACCTACAAATTACCAAAGTTGACCAACTCGGTATGCTCTTGGCTCAAATTGCTGACCTAGAAGCCCAAGCAGAAGCACTCAAAACCGAACTCAAGCAAGAAGAAGGACACATCGAGGGCAACCTTTATAAAGCCTGTGTGACCCTATCCCAGCGCAAAACCGTAGATAACAAGGCTGTATACGCAGAAGCGAATGTACCTGCCGAGTTAATCGAGAAGCACACCAAAACCACCGCAGTTATTACTTTAAAAGTTACAGCCCGTTAATCAACGCCCCTTCGGGGGCAGAAAGGTTTTTATGAAGTCTATTTTATTGCTAAGCCTGCTAAGTCTTACCGCCTGTAGTTCGTTTGAACCACCCAATGTCAGCTTAGAAACTGACAAACAGGCGTATCACATGACACGGGCGCAGGTTATCCTAGGTATTAACGAGTGTGAGGATGCTGGCACACG